TTGGTGAGCCCGTGGAACGTGGATGCAGTTGGCTCTAGAGTAGTGTGGCAGGGCCAATGGTGTTTATGGCGAGCCTTCCGGACCCACGCGGTCCTGACAAATTGACCCTTGACCCTACCACGAACTTCGGGCATATGGAAGAGGTAATCATCCCTCTATGGAGACACCGTATGTCCGGATCAACGCTCGCCCGCGAGACTAAATATCCGAGTATCGACGCGATCAATGCACTCACAGATGTAGATCGTGCCTGGATGGCTGGCTTCTTTGATGGGGAAGGCAGCATAGGTTTGTATCGCAAGTTCAAGAATGGCGTGTTCTATGCAGTATCTACGCGCTTAACCATTGCGCAAACTGATAAGAATATACTCGTGCCGTTCTTGGATGCGTTTGGTGGTGCACTCTCACTACTTGATAGACCAGAGCGTAAGACAAGTAGACATACGCAATACTGGACCTGGAGTTGCGACAACGTGTCGTATGCAGCCTTGTTTATGCAGACGATACGTCCGTGGCTTCGACACAAGGGCGACGAGGCCGATATCCTCATCGACTTCTTGAAGAACCGCTATGTCTATTCGTTGGAACACAAAGGAGCGTTGATAGATCAGATGGCAGCGTTGAAAACACGACGTTCGTCTCATTACAGTGATGAACGCAGTGCGCAGATACGCGCTATCCAGACAGGAACGGAGTAATGTATGCCGCAGAGCAATCTTGACTTTAAGCCTGCGTTCCAAGCGGAGAAGGTAACTGGTAAATTCACCAGGATGGTGATGCATATCGAAGAGGATGTGCGTAGCGTAGGACCACTTGGGAATAAGCAGGTGATCACTCGTAAGCTCGTTCCGAAACAAGAGGAGTTCACTGAGGGATGGTTCATCTATTTTCCTCAAGGACACTCGATGTTCGTTGCTGCGGATGATGTTGATCAACTCAACCGCATCGGCGTGAACGGTAAGCCCAAAGTCGTTGATATGAACTCTGGAGATGAGGTTCCAGACAACTTGAACCTCAGTCCGAAGGAGATCGTGGAACGCTCGCAACATAACAGGCCACGTGCAGCACGTAGCACAGGTGGTCTTACTGAAGTAATGGAGGGTAACTTAGATGCCTAACCTCATGGCAGTGGGAACCAACTTCCCACGACGCATCAACATGTATGTGCCTGCGATGCAATACAGTGCCGATGTGAACTACAACGGTGAGACACGTGTGAACTTCGGTGCACCACTTGCTGCTGTGGCGAATAGCATTGGCAATGCGATCAGCATCGCTACGGCTGGTCAAACTGACCTGAGCACAGTTGCGATCATACCTGAGCCATTCGGTCGCAACGTGACTGTTGTTGCGAGTGGTGCAGCAACCAGCAACGTGACACTGTATGGTTGGGACTATCTTGGTCAGCCCATCGCTGAGAGCTTCACGCTCAACGGTGCGACACCAGTCGTTGGCAACAAGATATTCAAGGCAGTGAACTACGTCACGTATGGTGCAACTGGTGCAACGACTGTGAACATCGGCACTGGTGTGAAGCTAGGCTTGCCATACAAGGCCATACGTTGCGCGTATGAGATTGGCAACGGTGTTGTTGCTGCGGCTGGCACGTTGCAAGCACCATCGCTTGTTGATCCACAGACCAACGTGACGCTTGATCCACGTGGTGCATACACGACCACGACTGCGATGAATGGCACGAACATCATCAGTGGTGTGTTCAACATGGTGAACGATGTGAACACTGCCAACCGAGGTGGTCTCTATGGTATTCAGCAAGCTGCTGCCTAGGACAGCTTGTTGATTGGGAACGGTGTGCGCGCGGACTCCCTTGAGCACACCGTTTTCCAACGTAGGGGGACGCTATGCCTGCTATTGTTGGTGACATTGTTAGTGCTGTCATTACCGAACTGTCACAGGTTCCCGGTATAGCGACGCAGATATACGCGAGTGGTCGCATTCTGCAACATGTGCAGGATGCGTTGCTGCTTGAGCTTGAGGACATGTGGTGGCCTGACTACATGACCCACTTGGGTCCCATTCCACTGGATGGCACCACTGGTAGCTTGACGCTGGACCTTGTTGGTCCGCTCGCTACTATCACTGAGTATCGTGACGTTGCCGCAGTGTTCCGTGCAGATAGCAATCGTAAGTTGCGTGAGCTTCCACAGAGTATCAATCCATTGGTGCTCAGGAGTGGTATGAGTTCCCACTACATTGCACCTGACTACACGACACCAGGGCGACCGTTCAAGGTCTATCCACCTGATAGCACCATCGGTGTTGTGGCATGGTGCCGACAACGACCGAAGTTGCCACTGAGCAACACCGACACTGTGTATATTGACCAACTCCTGTTGCAGTATGATGCATCATGGATGTACTGCGTCGATGATGGCACGATCCCTGCACAGGTGAACAAGTTCCAAGTGTTGGCACAGAACCGACGCAAGATGGTCAAGTCTAGCTTTGCACAGCATCCGATTGCACTTGATCCACGACTGCCTGGAGAGATCAATGTAGAAGACAGCTACTTCGTGCTGGATCAGGACCCACTCGCATGAGCACGACGTTTGCACGTGGTGAGAACCCACTGGTTGCTGCTAAGCTGAACAAGGCATTCAGTGAACGTGTGTCACGTGATGGTGACAAGATGGAAGGTGTGCTCACGTTGTGGGCTGATCCTACAGGTCCATTCGATGCAGTGACTAAGCAGTATGTGGATGCGTATAACCAACTTGGTCCACCAGGACCGCCCGGACCACAGGGTGTCAAAGGCGACATTGGTGTTGCTGGTCCACAAGGTAACTCTGGTCCCGTTGGATTAACTGGTGCAACTGGCGCTACAGGAACACAAGGTCCACCTGGACCATCCGGCAATACAGGAGCACAGGGTGTCAAGGGTGACACTGGCGCGCAAGGTATACAAGGCACAGTTGGTGCAACTGGTGCCCAAGGTAGCATGGGTCCGCAAGGCGCTACTGGCGCTACAGGAACGCAAGGTCCGATTGGCTTAACTGGTGCAACTGGACCGCAAGGTGCAGCATCAACTGTTCCTGGTCCCGCTGGTGCAACAGGTGCAACTGGCGTTGCTGGTCCACAAGGTGCAACTGGCGCGCAAGGCAACACAGGATTGCAAGGTGCAACTGGTCCACCCGGTGCTACTGGATCGCAAGGTCCACAAGGCACAAAGGGAGATACAGGATTGCAAGGTCCACAAGGTGTGCAAGGCTTGCCAGGACCATCAGGCACAGCTTCGGTAACAGTAGGAGACGTTGCACCTGTGATTGGTCAGGGCGTGTTGTGGTTCGATAGTGTAGGATCGCGGTTGTATGTTGGTTACAACGATGGCAACTCGATGCAGTGGGTGGGGATCAACTAGATGACAGTGCTGACGCCATTCCTCAAGTTGCAGAAGCCGCCGTTCGATGACATCCCATGGGATGAGGCTGTCAATGGCAACATGGACATCATTGACTCATTCATCTCACGCTACATGGCAGTGCCTAACTACGTCGGTGCATGGTTGAATAGCACGCTCTACACATCTGGTCAGAACGTGCTCGACATCAGCACTGCTACGATCTACCTGTGCGGAGTGACACACACGAGTTCAGCAGTGCCAACGACGTTTGCACAGGATCGTGTCACCTATCCAACGTATTGGCATGCAACGACCAACGTTGTTACCAGTGGTGCTGGTGCAACCATCTCAGTTGGTGATGCCACGCCATCTTCACCGAAGCAAGGTGACTTGTGGTTCGAGACCACGAGTGCGCAGTTGTATGTGCTCTACAATGATGGCAACTCGTTCCAGTGGGTGATTGCAACCAACCAACCTGGGAACATTGGTGATGCATCATCAGATGGCCTAACGTATGGTCGGCAGAACGCAGCATGGGTTCCAACGATCAGTGCAGCATCACCAGTCTTCACAGGCAACCCAACTGCACCGACGCCAACGTATGGTGACAATGATACGTCGGTAGCTACGACTGCATTCGTCCAGGCTGCTGTTGCGCCAGCAATCAATGATGTTGGTCGGAACAAGATACACAACAGTATGTTCACTGTGGCACAACGTGGTGTAGGAACAACATGGTCTGTGATTGGCTACACACTTGATCGTTGGTATTTCGAGTTCGCACTTGATGCCTCGAATGTTACACACGTCACTGCTAATGACACCATGCGTAGTGCGATTGGTGATGAGCATGTCACCTACGTCTTAGGTTTCAGTGTCACAGGCAATTCTGGTGCTACAGCATACACTGAGTATCATCAACAGATCGAGGATGTGCGACGACTAGCTGGTAAGACTGTGATTGTGAGCTTCTGGGCTGCATGCAACAGTGGTACACCGAAGATGGGTGTGTCGATCGACCAGACCTTCGGCACTGGTGGATCACCGTCACCAACTGTTACTGGTGTCGGTCAAGCAGTTACACTCTCGACGACGTGGACGCGATACTCATTGACGTTCGTCGTGCCTAGTGTAAATGGCAAGGTGTTCGGGACAGCACTGAACAATGCTACAACACTGCGCTTCTGGATGTCATCAGGTGCTAACTTCAATGTCCGTGCGGGTGGTATTGGCATGCAAACTCATTCACCTACTCTATGGGGTGTGCAGCTTGAGATAGCACAACCCGGTCAGACGCAACCAACGCTATTGGAGAAGCCCGATCCGGTGATGCAGTTGCAGCAATGTCAGAGGTTTTATCAAGTCGGTAGCTTCGGCTTGCAAGGCAACGCAACCGCAACGGCAACAACCGTCGGTTACTGTCAAACGCTGGGAGTGTCGATGCACCACATACCAACGACAGCTCTCGCTTCTGAGAGTAATGCTATTTCAATGTCAACCCGTTCAATTGTTGCCGATAGTGCCTCGCAAATCAGGCCAAATGGCACGGCTGCCAATGCATTCGTATGGACTGGCACATTCACGGCATCGGCGGACCTATAACATGGCACGCTCACGCATTACGAAACGTGTCGCCTCGGATAATCATGCCGATCATGTGTCGGGTGACACCGTAATCAGCAGCGATGATCTTGTATGGTCGGCGCGGATCAACGCGAATAGCACGAGCCTGCTCCGCTGTGAGTTTGTTCCAACCGTGGCTGCGCTTGTTAGCCGCCTGCTCCTTGTATGTCGTCCAGCGACAGTTAGCAGGGGAGTAGTCGCCGTTGTTGTCGATGCGATCAAGCGTCCACTGATGTTTGTGTCCAGGTGGTCTAGGACACATGTCAGCAAAGAAGTTCTCAAACTTCTGCCAGCGGTCGCAGACAGTGATGCCTCGTCCACCGTAATTCTCAAAGCCATGCTGCTTAGGGTTGTAGCAGCGTGCAAGCATCTTATACCAGATGAAGTATTCAGGGGGCTGGATGTATGTTTTGGGCATCTCCAGATTTTAGTTCAAGGGAGGGCCTAAGTCCATGCTCGATTTCCCAGCTTCACCAACCAACGGTCAACAGTTCGTTGGTCCCAATGGCATCATCTGGGTGTGGGACACTACCAAGTGGACCAATGGCACACTCAACGTGTCGTATGCACCTTCGGTGTCACCAATCTTCAGTGGTGATCCACGTGCACCGACGCCGACAGTTGGTGACAATGACACGAGCATAGCTACAACAGCGTTCGTGCAGGCTGCATTGCCTGTAGCATCTGCAACGAACCCTGTCATGAATGGTGTGGCAGCACCGGGTGCAGCAACAGCATGGTCACGTGGCGATCACGTCCATCCAACTGATACCAGTCGATACGCAGCAGCCAATCCATCTGGTTATCAGACGGCTGCACAAGTGTCAGCGACAGTTGGCAATTACTTTCCATTAAGTGGAGGAACCGTATCTGGTAGTGTGACTGCAACTGGTAACATCCTCTCCAACAATAACCTCTATTGCACTGGTACCCTTGTCATTGGTCCTTCTGTTGGCACATCAGGAGTAGTATATCTAGCAAGTGCAGGGAACATCACTCATGCTGCATTCAGTGGTGGCAATCTCAATTCGATCAATCTGTATGCGAACAGCACATGGCTCAATGGTAGCTTAACTACACGCGGTCTCCAGCCAACATACGATAATGGCTTTGTCAATGGCTACAACGGCATGGCTTGGAGCAACGTCTTCTCATACTACTTCGGCACGTCGAGTGACATCAGTCACAAGACTGACGTGCAACCATTGCCTGATTGCATTGCTATATTGCAAGCACTTGAGCCTAAGCGGTTCAGGTTCAACAACGGTGCTGACACCGACATGTTCCGCAATGATACACATTGGGGCTTCGTAGCACAGGACGTGCAACGAGCAATGGTTGGGCATGAGTTCGGTGGTCATCGCGTAGAGGAGGATGGGAAACAGAGCATTGCATACAATGAACTGGTCGCAGTGCTGTGGAAAGCATGTCAGGAGTTGACTGCGCGCGTAGCAGCACTGGAAGGGACCAAGCCCTAATGTATCTAGCTAAGACAAGTGGCAACCTGAACCCACGTGGTCAGCAGCCACAGTCTAATTTGCAAGTCAGCACTGTTCGGTCGTTCGAGGGTGGACTGAACATCACTGACACTGACCTGAACATGTCACCGAAGTTCGCTAAGGTGTTGGACAACATCGAGCGTGCCATTGATGGATCGCTGATGGTGCGTCCAGGCACAGCGTTGTTCAGCAACCAGATCAGTGACACGAGTGACATCATCAACTGCTTCTACTTCAACACCTACGTGATCACGGTGCATGCAAGTGGTGCAGTGTTCCGTGTAGCAGGCAATGGCGTTGCCACGCAGATGTTCATCAGTCCTGCGACTACTGGACCGTGGACTGCTGGCAACACTGAGGTGAACTTCACCATCTTCAATAGCGACCTGCTGATCATGAATGGCAAAGACAAGCCATTGATCATTGGTGGCAAGGCTGCCTCACCCAACTACATGGCATTGCAGTTCCTAGTGGACTTGGCCTCACTCACGAATGTGAATGTGCCCATTGGCAAGTATGTGATCGCACATGCGAAGTATACATGCATCGCTGGTGTGCCATCGAACCCAAGCACGCTCTACATCTCTAGCACTGGCACAAGTGGGACATATCCTGGTGATGCTGCACCTAACGACAGTATTGCTCTTGACGTTGGTCCTCGTGTCAGTCTGGGTAGCTCTACGATCACTGGGCTGGTAGCGTATCGTGACAAGTTGCTGGTCACGTTCGAGCGTGGTGTGTTACCTGTCAACCTCGGCGTGTTCACTGGATCACCTGCGATCCACACGCCAACGGATGACGGCTTCATTGAAGAGTTCGGTTGTCTCACGCACCGCTCACTGAGTAGCGTTGGCGACGACGTGTTCTACTGTGACAACGTGGGCGTGAATAGCATCGCGCGCGTGAATGTGTTCAACACACTACGACCAGTGCGTGCTAGTCACCTGATTGATCCACTGATCACCAAGTTGTCGCAGCAACTCACGCAGGCACAGATCAGTCGCTACGTGTTCGCAGTCTATGACTTGAGGAACTTCCGCTACATCCTGTTCATACCAGTGTTCACTGCGGGTGTGATCACTGAGACCATCGCATTCAGCTTCAGCAACATACCTGCGCTCAAGGTGAGTGCATGGGCACGATTGCGTGGTTGGGTGTGGCAAGCTGCATGTCGCACTGCGTTGCAGAATGTGATATTCGCTAGAGGCAACAAGCTCTACTCGTATGACTTCGATAACACGAGCGTTGGTGCTGATCGGTTGAACGATCCAGCCGTGAACAGCGGCAGTGGCGAACCTATAGCGTTCGAGTGGGAACTGCCATGGGCTGACATGCGTAAGCGCATGGACATCAAGCAGACACGCTACATCGCGTTGGACACGACAGGTGATGCTGAGTTCACATGCCGTGCGTATGTGGACAACATCGTGAACTATCACGGTGCTGATGAGCCAATGCTAGAGATGACATTCATGGGTGGCAACGTTGGGGGCTACGGCAACGTGCCATTCGGTGATGCACCATTCGGTGGTGGTCGTCGTAGCAGTGATGAGCGACTGTTCGCGTGGACTACGAAGTTCAAGCTGATCAAGCTCAGGTTCAGTGGCACGACCAAACGCAAGTTGCGGTTTGTCAGCATCTCGATTGCATACGTGCATGGTGGGATCAGGCGGTAGGGTGCGGATCGAAGCTGTAGATGAGCACAACATCGCACACTGCGTCAACTTGGGTAAGGAGTTGGTTGCACTTGGTTCATTCGGCCAGACAGGACCAGCGTTCGAGTGGGAAGTTGCATTCGCTTCGACATGGGCATCGTGTCGTGATCCTGACTACTACATCCGTGTGGCTGTGGATGAGACAGGAGCGTATTGCGGCTTTGTCGGTGGACATGTCACGCAGTTCTTCTTCTCACGCGCACTCATGGGTGTAGAAGATGCATGGTATGTGCGAGAGGGGACACCGGGGCGAACCAAGATTGCCGTTGTGCTCATGCGTGGCTTCATCAGTTGGTGCTTGGACGTGCGCAGTGCAGTGTTGGTGCAGACTGGTGACATTGCAGCAATTAACAGTCTTGCTGTGGATGCAATCTACAAGCACATGGGCTTCACAAGGTTTGGGACCATCTACAAGTATGCGAGGAAAGTGTGATGTGGACTGAAGGTGGACAGATTGCACACCTCGCATTCGTTGGTGTGCGTGGTGGTGGTGGTAAAGGTGGAGGTGGTGGCTCATCGGCACCAACGGTTGCACCATCGTATGTTGATCCTGTCAACGGTCAGGTGTTCTACTCACCACAGGAGTTGAACGATGAGATCACACAGCGTCAGGCGCAAGAGAAGGCAACGACTGCTACCGATAAGCAAACTGCGACTGACACGAGTGCTGCTGATGAAGCTGCGTTCCAAACACGCAAGGGCACTGCATACAATGATGCACTGGGCGCTGTAACACGAGCGTTCCAACTGCAAGGTGTTGATCCTAACACATACATGCAGAGCGACATCGTGCCTGCACTGACACGACAACAGAACACTATTCAGGACTTGGACCCGAACCCTGCGGCTGCATATCCTGCATCGTTTGGTGACACGTTGCTGGGCAACTTGACCAGTGGCAAGCGGTCACAGGCTACGAGTTCACTCAATAGCCTGTTCACGCCCAACTACGCCAACTCGTTGATCCCAGACACGACAGATGATCCATACATCGACACGATCCTAAGTGAGCAGTTCGATCCACTCAGTTCGCAGTTGCAGAATGCACAGAAGCGTGGCACGCTGACCGATGTTGGCTACAACGCAGCACTCAGCACGTTGGCACAGAAGCGCAGTGCTGCACGTGATACAGTGTCGAGCTTAGGCAGTGGATTGATCACCACTGATCGTGGTGGGATCAATGATCTAATCAGTGGTGCGCGTTCGACTGCATCTGGCATTGGGCTGAATGACACATTCGACCCGAGCACGTATGGCACGCAGGCACAGAACAAGGCCAATGACTACTTGACCAACTTCGGTGGTGCATTGCGCAACGCAGTCGGTGGAACCAAGTTCGCTGACCTCACTGAGTTGATCAATGCAGGTGGTGCAGTGCAAGGTGCGAACAACCCAACTGCTGCGAACCCAGCAGGTGCAGCACCATTCGTTGATCCGAATGACATAACCAACAAGAACCGTGGCCTGGGTAACACAGGAGCCTTCTAGTGATCAGCTTCGCACATGAGGACTTCTCACGAGTGCGACCTGAGTATGCTGCATTCGTGCATCGGTATTGGGACAACACACCTGAGAACGCTGATGAAGAGCCACTTGACTTCAACTGGCAAGTCTACGTGAAGCTCGATGAAGAGAAGATGTTGCACCTGCATGTTGGTAGAGACCAAGGCATGATGGTGTGTGCAGCACTCTACACTGTGATGTATAGCCCCAAGCGTAAGAAGCAGATCATTGCACACTGTGACACGTTTGCAGTTGCACGTGACTACCGTGGTTTGGGCGTTGGCAAGCTGCTCTATGAAGCTGTGGAGCCTGCGCTGATTGCTAAGGGCGTGCATGTGATCCACAACTCGTATCGTGAAGTGTATCACACGAAGCCGCTGTTCGAGAAGTTGGGCTTCGTGTTAGAGGACCGCGTGTATTCAAAGAAGGTAGGATAGCATGGCACTCACTGCTGCTGCCATCATTGGTGCTGTTGGTGCCACTGCGAGTGCTGCATCTAGTATCTACAGCACTGCCACACGTGATCAGTCTGGACCTGCTCGGCAACAACAGATTGCCAATCAGCAGCTAGATGATACACGTCGCAATGATCTGTATCAGCAACTCGTGTCTGCGATGATCAATCAGCGATCGGTTGCTGGGTCACAAGACAGCTTCGGTTCGACGTTGCGATACGATCCTGGTAGCAACACGTGGGTTAGTAAACTTGGTGAGTTGCCACAGGCTGCTGACACGTCTGCAATGCAGGCAACCATTCGACAGAATACAACGCAAGCACGCATGGCGGAGTTGGCGAATGAACAAGCTGCTGTGCGTGCTGCTCGTGCTGGTCCCGCTGCTGACACTGCACAACGCGAGTTGGCGAACTTCAGGCCCATGCAACGTGACCAACTCACAAGCCTGTTGATGAATAGAGGCACGACTGCTGCGAATGAGGTGTTCAGGCCCATGACGCAGGAGACGTTGCGCAACTACACACGCACTGGTGTGAATGCAGGACCAGTGATGAGTGAGTTGGGCAGGACACAGAATGACCAGTTGCGTAAGTCGCTCATGGATGCGCAGATCGCTGGTATGACTGGCACTGACCAAGTGAATGAGTCACGTAGGACTGGCTTGGAGAACGCAGCTACAACTGCAACTGCATTTGCCAATCCAGCGTTCCAAGCAACAGCAGTTGCACCGAGTGCGCAACAGAAGAACCTCGCTGACCTGCTATCTGCTAGATCGTATAGTGCGTCAACGGCACCTGCGTATGGAGCACAAGGCGTGAACGCTGCGAACAAGAACGCGAATGATGCATTCGGTCGTGCATACAGTGCTGCTGGCATTGTGCCATCACAACCCGGTGCTGAGATTGGCAACCAACTCTCGAAGCTAGCCACTGACAAGAACTTGCAGAGTGTGGTCGGTAGTCTATTCGATCCGGGTGGCTTCTTCAATCGCATCTCACCAAGCATTAACACGAGCGCGACCAACAGTGCTGAGCAGAACTACTATGACACATACAACGCAGGCAAGACATACACGCAGCCTCAGTTCTGAGGAATAACCAATGCCAGCTTCTTCATCAGGCACGTATGGAACTTACAATCCAGGTGGGATTGATCCGTTCCCAATCGAGTCTACGCTTGCACAGATCGTAGGGACCAACAACCCAGCACAGGCTGGGAACCTGCTCGACACCTATCGGTTGAGCAACACGATCTCGGCAGACAACTATGACTACATGATGAACCAACAGCATGAGTATGCCAAGCAACAACTGGCACAACAGTTGTATGAGAAGGAGCTTGCTGCTGCAACTGAAGGTGTGAAGACACGCGGTGGTCTGAGCGTTGCTGCTGCAATGTCACCGAACATTGCATCGCATATAAGTTCACTCATACCGAGTATCGAAGGTGGACTGACCAATCTACAGAATGCTGACATTGCACTCAAGGGCGGTGGTGCACTAGAGCATCTTGTCAATGCTGGTTATCCAGCAAACAGTGCACAGGCTTCACAGATCACAGGTGGTGTAGCTGGTCCACAGGGTGTGCCACTGAAGATACAAGAGGCTAACATACACGCAGCATCAGCAGCGAACACAGCAGCGGGTGACAAAACATCCGTGCAGATGCCTGCTGATCCTAACTTCCCTGGTGCAGTGATAACTGAGAAGCCACGCAAGGGCGAGACATACCAAGCGTTCAGAGACCGAATGATTGCTGAAAATCGTGTGCCTGGACAAGTGCAATTGCCTAACATCCCAGGCAAGACGACATCCGCTGCACCACCAAACCAAACGAACCTAACGAGTGCACCACCAGCACAACGTGTGCAATCAACATCACCGGGTGCTGATCCCGTGCAGAAGGCTGTGTCGGATCACGTTGAGCGTGTTGTGCGGACACAGAACCCAACTGCATACAATGACATCATGCAGCAAGCACAGAAGAACGGTGGTCGCGTGCAGATGATCAGAGATGCGAAGGGCAATGTCGTAGGCGTGCAGGGCGCGACCAAAGCATACACGCAATGAGTGATTGACGATGGCCGTTGTGACCAACCTGCCTTATCTACAGAAGCCTGAAGAGGAACAGCAAGCTGAGCGTGATGCAACGAACCTTGGGCTGAGGAAGTTCTTCAACTCAACAGGCTCCATGATGCCTGCACTGCTCATGCCTGACAGGCAACTCCCTGGTGTAGCTGGTTACATACCGGGTGCGGGGTTTGCTGAAGGCTTGATTGGCATGGGTGGCGCAATGACCGATGCCGCTGCAACACTTAGCAATGCTGGACTTGGCACACACTTCGG